GGTTGAGTGTAGTCCGCAGTATATTTATACTCACAATCATGAACGAAGCAGCAAAAACCGACGGCCCCTTAACATTGCGCGGGCTTGGTCGAGCATTAGGCATGTCGGACAGCTATTTGGCGAAGCTGCGAAAGAAGGGAATAATCAGCGAGAGCTCTACACCTGGTCCACATGGCCCACGTTATGATTACGCCACTGCGGTCGCTGAGATTGAAGCGGCGGCGGACCCGACAAAGGAATCTACCCGGCAGAGGTGGCGGGAGTATCGGGGCGAGACCCCGGAGAAGCCCACCGCCGAACTCGCATCTTTTCAAGCGGCCAAGACCCGTAAAGAGCACTATCTGGCGGACATGGCGCAGCTCGATTATGAGCTGAAAAAGGGTAAGACGATCGACGCTGAGCAGGCCGCGCATGAGATTTTTACGGTCATGCGAATTCTGAGGGATGCGCTATTGGCGCTCCCGGATCGTGTTGCGGCAACGCTTGCTGTCGAAGATGACGCCCATAAGATTCACTCTGCCCTCCGCGCTGAAGTGGTGGCTGTATTAGACGATTGTTGTGAGCGGCTGAATGTTGATTCAAGCGGCGATTGATGGCTTGGAGACCGAGGAAGTTCTGACCGTCAGCCAGTGGGCTGACCAATATCGCGTCCTCGCATCGAGCAGCACATCCGAAGCAGGGCCTTGGCGTACTTCCCGAACGCCGTACCTCCGCGAACCAATGGACATGCTGTCGGCTCACATGCCTGGCTCCGATGTCGTGATGATGAAGGGCACGCAGATCGGGGCCACAGAGGCCGGGTGTAATTTCATCGGCTACGCCATTGACCACGCCCCCGCCCCTATCATGGTGGTCTGGCCCACGTCGACCGCCGGCAAACGCAACAGCAAACAAAGGATCTCCCCGCTGATTTCCGAATCTCCGGCGATTCGGCAGAAGATCAAGCCTGCCAAGTCCAGGGATGGCGGCAACACAATGATGATGAAGGAGTTTCGCGGCGGTGTTCTAGTGATTGCCGGCGCCAACTCTGCGACGGAACTCAAGACCATGCCGGTCCAATATTTGTTTTGCGACGAGGTGGACGAGTACCCCCCCGACGTTGACAACCAGGGTGATCCGGTTTCACTTGCCAACAAACGAACGTCGAACTTCCCGCGGCGCAAACGGCTATACGCTTCGACCCCAACAGTCGAGGATTTCTCAGTCATCGCGGATCTGTTTGATGCGTCAGACCAACGTCATTACTACATGCCCTGCCCGCATTGTGGTGGTGAGCAGTATTTGCAATGGGCTCAATTTGGCTGGGAGGTCAAAGAGGTCCAAGAACATCATTGTCGCGCTTGCGGGGTTATCTCCGAAAACGTTGAGTCTTGCCCTGACTGTGGTGCAGAAGGCGAGGTCAAAGCCCGCCGGACGGATGAGGTCACCGGTGTGTGGTATACCTGCGAGCATTGCCAGGGGCCGATAAAGGGACATCACAAAACCCGGATGCTGGCAGAAGGGAAGTGGGTTGCACATAATCCAGGCCCGGATAGAGCCTACGGCTATCACATCCCCGCTTTTCTTTCTCCGGTCGGCTGGTACAGTTGGATGGATGCGGTCAGGGATTATCTTGCGTCGGAGGGCAACGAAGAAAAGCGCAAGGTCTGGCACAACACGGTTGAGGGGTTGGCCTATGCCGATCGTGGAGAGCAACCGAGTTATCACGAGATTGCCGCACGGGCTGAGGACTACGCCATTGGCACTATCCCGCTGGGCGGGTTGTTGCTCGTTGCGTCAGTCGATGTGCAAAAAGACAGGCTGGAGTCGAAGGTCAAAGCGTGGGGCGCGGACGAAGAATCCTGGCTTGTTGACGTCCAGAGATTTTATGGCGACCCGATGCAGCTCAGGGTGTGGGCTGATCTTGCGGCGTATCTTGAGAAGCCCTTCCCGCACGAGAGCGGGAAAGAGATGAAGATCGTCACTTGCTTTGTCGATGCGGGTTATATGACGCAGATGGTCTACCGGTTTTGCAAAGATCGAACCCATGTATGCCCGATCAAGGGTGTGTCCGGCGCGCATAAGCCACCACTGGGCAGGCCGACGAAGCAGGACATCGACTATACCAAGACAACTAAGATTGAAATGTGGCCGCTGGGGGTTGATCCGATCAAAACGAGAATTTACGCAAGGCTCAAAGCTGAGCCTGGCGGTCCTCAAACCATGCACTTTCCGATGGGCTTGCCGGATGAGTATTTCGAGCAGCTCACGGCTGAAAGACTGATCAACGTGCCTACAAAGTACGGGACCAAAAGGCAGATGTTCGTCAAGCGTCGGGGCCTTGCCAACGAAGCGCTGGACCTCGAGGTATATAACTATGCTGCGGCATTGTACGCTGGATTGACAAAGATTGATTTTGAAAAACTGGCGCAATCGTTTACGATACAACAGCAACCAAAGGGCCGCAGGGTCCGGGGTAGAATGTAATGGCGGGGATAACACTTGCTCAGGCAGAGGCCCAATTAGCCTTATGGCTGGCCGCAGATGCGGCGGTTTCAAATAATCAATCCTATTCCATCGCTGGTAGATCGATGACCCGCGCCAACGCTTCCGAGATCAGGGCGAACCTGACTTATTGGGATGACAAGGTGCACAAGCTGACGCGCAAAGGCATACGGGTTCGCGGGATTATCCCAGTATGAATCTGACTTTAATTGACCGAGCAGTCGCGTGGTACAACCCGACCAAGGGCATTGCGCGGTATCGTGCGCGTGCTGCATTGGCGATGGCCGAGAGTTACACGGGTGGCTCAAAAACCAAGCGCAGCATGCTGGGATGGGTAACTAATCTAATCGGGGGCAGTGCCGATACTGACACCATCCCCCAACTCCCAACGATGCGCGAGCGATCCAGGGATCTTATCCGGAACTCACCGTTGGCCACGGGCGCCATTTCAGGCACCGGGCTCAAGGTTGTCGGCAGAGGCCTGAGAGTACAATCGAAAATTGATTCACAGGTCCTTGGCCTCGATGATGACCAGGCAAGGCAGTGGCAACAAACCGCAGAGCGTGAGTTTAACTTTTGGTGTGGGCTGCATACCTCATCGAAAGAATGTGACGCGAGCCGGTACAATAATTTTGCCGGGCTGCAAGCGTTGGCGTTCAGGTCAACGTTGGAGTCTGGCGATGTCCTGTCCTTGTTGCCCAGATTCAAACGTGGCAAAAATCCCTATCTGACAAAAGTCCAGTTAATCGAAGCAGACCGCGTATCGAACAAAGACAACCGGACGGACGGGACACTCGATAATGGCCACAAACTTTCCGCCGGGGTTGAATTGGATGTACATGGCGCGCCGGTAAACTTCCATATTCTGCGAGGCCATCCCGGCCAGATGCCGTTCAGTTCAAAGGCGTGGGATGTTGTTCCGGCCTACGGTGCCGAATCGGGAAGAGTCAATGTCTTACACCTGATGGCCCGTGGCAGGCCCGGCCAGACTCGTGGCGTTCCTTTTCTTGCACCGGTTATTGAGATATTCAAGCAGCTTGACAGATACACCGAGGCGGAGATAAACGCCGCTGTTATATCTGGGTTATTCGCCGTGTTCGTTAGAACATCTGGCGAAGGGTTAAGTCCGTTGGAGTCTGCGACGACAGGAAAGTCTGGTGATGCGGTGCAGAAGGAATGGGACGGGAGTTTGTCCTCCGGGTTAGTTGTCGATCTCCAGCCGGGGGAGGATGTTACATCCGCCGGACAGAGTAGACCCAACACAGCGTTTGACGCGTTTGTCATGGCAATCATGCGGCAGATCGGCGCGGGGCTTAACATTCCCTACGAGGTTCTGATCAAGCAATTTCAGTCGAGTTATTCCGCCTCACGAGCCGCGTTACTCGAGGCGTGGTTGTTTTACCGACAGCAAAGGCATTGGCTCGCGGCGAATTTCTGCCAGCCGGTTTATGAAACCGTTATCGAAGAAGCGGTACTGTTAGGCAGAATTGCAGCGCCTGGATTTATTGAAGACCCGTTTATTCGCGCAGCTTACGTCCGCGCATTGTGGACCGGCGATGGTCCGGGTAGTATTGATCCGTTGCGTGAAGCGAAAGCCGCAAGGGAGCGAATGGACATCAATCTACAAACCCTCGAAGACGAGGTGCAGGGTTATGACGGCACCGACTACGAGGATAAGATCCGTCAACGCGGCAGGGAGAAGAGCCTGCTTGATGAAGCCGGGTTAACCCAAAGTGAAGCTCAACAGGTATTGGAGCCGATAGACGATGCGTAGGTATGTCAACGAAGCATTGGCGGTAGAGTTTGGCCGCGTTCAGGAACTGACCATTGAGGACGTGCCTGATTCCCTGCTGCAAGGTCCGTTTGAAGTTTCCGCCCCGAGTTTGTTTGAGGTCGTCAATGGCACGGCCATTATTCAGATTAATGGCCCTATGGTGCCGAGTACGGATTTTATCGACCGCCTGTTTGGGCTGGTCGGGTATGATTATTTGACCGCAGCGGTTAGAGAAGCCGAAGCGGACGCGGACGTCGAGAGAATTTTACTGGCCATCGATTCGCCGGGCGGAACGGTGTCTGGGTTGTTTGAGTTTATCGAC